TTACATCATCGAGGGTGGTTTTTGCGCCACCGAAGGCGAACTTGCGAAGCTGTGCGATCTTTTCAGCGGGTGAGGTCTCCAGGAAGAGTGTGGAACCGCGACCCTGATATGCGACTGTGGACATGCTGTGTTCTCCTTAGTAGTGTCTGCGTTCGTGTTCGTGTTGCACGGAGCGAAGCTCTACTTAAGGGGTGAGAAGTTGCGTATTTTTTAGGTCGTCGTGTACCAGATGGTGATGTCCACGAGAGATCGGAACGTCACGTCCTTCGCGCCTAGCTCGTAGGGCATGTCGAAAATGTTCTCTGCAACGCAACCCTGGATGAATACATCGGGAGGCGAACCAACACTGCCGTTGAAACCTCGCAGCAAGTTGTAGACGGCATCAGCGAGTCCGCTAGCTGCCAGCGCATCGCCTGCGTAACAGTCAAACTGGAACCGGGCCGGGATCAGATCAGCCGTGGAGTCGAGTGTGACGATTGGGACAGCCGCGACACGATGAATGACGACGCAAGGTAGCGTGGCACCGCGTGGCACGAAATTGAAATGCACCTGGTCGGATGCACCGAGCCGACTGCGGACGCCCGTGTCTTGTGTCAACAGCTGATATAGTGCGTTCTCAATCATTAGAGTCCTAGAATGTCTCGCATCTTGGTAGCGAAAACTTCGAGCATTTTCTCCCCGTACTTCTCAAAGCTGCGACGGATGAATGGATTCGGTGGCTGGTTGTGGATACTGCCAAACTCCACGAACTGATCCCAGTAAGTCTGCTTGGAGGGTCCTATAGCGACAATGCCTTCGTTGTTCCTTCCGCTCAGCGTCACCTTGCTCTGCATCTCGCGGGCCGTCGCGCCGCTAGCACTGGGAGCTTCCAACGCCATGCTTACTCGCATGAACTCTCCCGCGTCTCCTAGTCCCTCTCGCATCCCCGCACGTGCCTTCTTGGTGGTTAGCTCCAGCAGACGGTTCTCGATCTCATCGAGTCCCTCTACACGGCATTCCACGACATTAGGCATTTTGGTTTACCTCACGTACCAAGCACCGTTGCTCCACATGCCGCTCGTCCGGATCGTTGATCGCTTCGATGATGAAGGTTCGTCCTTCAAACAGGATGGTCATGTCCTCGGACAAGCCTGCTAGGTAAGGAACGGTCACCATGTGTGTAACTTCCTGCACCGTCTCTTGCGCTTTGTAAAGCTCACGACCTACAAGGGCCGCGATCTTGGCCCAGGAGTCTGAAAAGGTAGTCCCCGGAATCTGCCCGCCGTCGTCCGCCCGCGTAGCCGGGTTGACGAAGGTGACCTGCGAATGCATTGCGCCAATCGGAGTGTAAGCACCGATGGGCACATAACTCCCTCGTAGTGATTTCAGAGACATGGATTACCTCAGGCCGATTGAGAAGTCGTAGACCTTGTTGAGACCGATGATGTTGTCCAACCCATGCGGCAGGGTTACCGCGTTGCCGCTTACAACCGTGTCGCGGTTGAAATAAAGATGGTTGCACATCATGATGATCCCGATCTTCAAGTCCTGCGGAACCGCATTGACGTACTTCTGCTCTACGATCTGGTCCGGCGGATCGGGAGGCGAGGCAACAATGTCGTCGACATAGGGAACGTCATCCGGTGGGGAGTTGAATGGATCGTAGTTCAACATTCCAGCCGTGAAGTAGATGCGGACGTTGTTCGCGCCAATAGTGCATTGCGGCCACACGGAGCCGGGTAGCGGCATCACGCGGGGAATGGTGCTCATTAAGTCAGCGATGAAATCCTTGCCAGGATAGATTGTGTGAGGCTGCCCGTCGCTGCCCACGTAGTCGATGTGGTCAACCTTGGTGCACGGACTGGCAAGCAGGTCAATCTGGAACGGTAGCCGCTCGCCGGTGTTCAAGCCGAATGGAGGAAACGGAGTCGGCTGGATCGGCCCATAGCCGAAGTACAGAGACAGTGCGCCGATGCCGTAGAGCGTGCCGTATGGCTCCTTCGAGTATGGATAGAACGGAAAGCTGTCCAGCGATTGCACGAACTCACGAGACGCGAGCGTCAACCCGGTGTTGTTCTCCATGTAGATGGTAGAAGCCGGGATCAGAATGTGCTGAATGAGGGTGTCATCCGCCGTGGTGTTGATCTTGAGATAATTCCTCATCTCATCCAACGCGACGGGCCAAACTGTGTTTTCGCTGAACTTTACGAGACCGGGCATCGAGACTCCTTCTTGAACAGCTGCTTGAGGAGATCAGCTGACTTATCCTCTGCGCTGGGTGGTTTTAGGAATTTCTGGACTCCCCCGTCATCGCAGCAGATACAGACGCCAGCGGAACCGGGTTTGGAGTGACACGAGCAGCTACACGCCATGTTTCTTGACTTCCTTCTGGGCCGGGAGCTTAGGCTCAAGCCGCGACGCTACCGCAGTCCGATAGATCGGCTGGACCATCGCGCACTCTCTCTTCTTCTGTTCGCTCATAAGTTGCCCCTGTATAGGTGCGTAAAGTAGGGAATGTTTCAGCGGGGACCGACTGAGGTCTCGGCATAGGCGACGAGGAGTTCGTAGTTCAGCTCATCCGCTGTGAGACGATGCTGGTTCGCTCGCTGTTCCTTCGGAGTGGCCCAGCGGATGTTGCCCGGCTCGTAGTTGCCCTGTGGATTCGGCCAGCGATCAACGGAGTGTATTGGTGAAGGCTTCGGACCTAACTCCGCATAGAATTGCTCCTGCGACGTGAACAGGAAATTGACCCCGCGTCCTCCCCACTTCGAATAGTCGGGGTTGTTCGGATTGTTGCAGCGACTCCGAGCAGACATGTACACGGCATATTCGCGGGTACCGGACAGGCCGTGGGTACGATTGCATCCTGGCTTGAGGTTACCCACACCGAGCTGATTGCCCGGCTTGAACGAGAAAGCCTTGGCTGGTTTGGCGTGTCCAGGTTTGAATTTTGTGTCGCTGCGTGACATGAAGGGTCTAATACTGCGCAACAAAAAGAGCCACCCGAAGGTGGCTCTATCTTGGTTGAGGCTCCGATTAGGAAGCCGGGTGCTCGAGGACAGAAAATGCCGCTCCCTGCAATAGCTGCCCGTCGGTCCTGAGGAACGCCTGGAAGCCTTTCTGCAGGTTGGCCATGTAGGTCTCCTGGAACACGAAGAACGTTGCGGGACCTACGTCGCGGATCACATAGTGCTCGAAGTTCCCGAACAGGACCGAGTTGGCCGAAGCCGCCAGCGTGTCCATGTTCTGGTTCCACTGGTAGCCGTAGCCGTAGATCGTGTCAGGCTCGTCTTCCGAGACCGATACGTTCCACAGAGGACGACCGAAGCCGTCTTTCTGCTTGCGGAAGGTGTCCAATGTGCTCTGGTGAGCCATGAACTTGGCGCCGATACGGTAGGCCGGATCGACCTTGGTGATCAGCGCATCCAAGTCGTCAATCAAGTTGACGGAGTTCAGATCCGTTGAGCCTGGGTTGTTGGTGGAGTTGGCGCCAACTGCGGTCACAATCTGTGAGCCGGAGTTGTAGGCTACGACTTCAGGGATGATGCCGTTGGGCTGCCCTGAGCCGTTGCCCTTGGTGTAGCCAAGGTTGACGCGACGACCGATACGGATACCCATCGCATCGCTCAGCAGGGACTGCACTTCGAACGCGCTGTCCTTGAGCAACTGGACGGAGACCAGGACTTGCTTCGAAGACGCCACGTTCGCGGTGAACGTGATGCGCTCGAAAGCCGGGTTGACCTGACCGATCGTGGTTGCCTCTGCGAGCCACTCGCCATCATTGGCGGTGTCGTCCATGGTGGGCCACTGTAGTGGGTTGCCGGTGCTGGTGTTGATGACGCGGCAGACGTTGCGCATTCCGCCGTATGCCTTCAGCTTGATTTCCAGCTCCTTCTGGAAGCCTACCGGGACGACGAACTCGCCGTCTCCGTGTCCCACCGCTGCTTCTAGGCCAGAGTAGGTACGGACTTCCTCGAGGTTCTGATCAGCGCGACCAGTGCGGATGAGGGTGTCGAAAGACTTGGTGTACTCGGCAGATGCACGCAATTCCTGTGCGCGCTGCTGAGGAGTCTTCTGAGCGTTGCTGCGGGTGTCGGCACCCGGCTGAGCGGTCTCTTTGTGACCGTTCTTGCTCTCCCGCATTTCTGTGTTCAACTTTTCGGTCGCTTCAATTGCGTTGATCTGGGACTCGAGAGACTTTTGCTCTCCGTCCAGCTTGTTCCAGCGTTCCTGTGCTTCGCCGACGAAAGTTGTCTTCTCGGTGAGGTCGTGCATTTCTGCTACGAGCTTGGCACGCTGTTGGCGCAGTTCTAAAGATTTGACGGCCATGGATATCTCCTGTGGTTGATCTGTCACGGGAGCCAGCAGCCGCGACCTGCGGTGCCACACCACGTTTCATTCGCGAGTCGTCTTGCTCTCCGAGAGCCAGCCCCATCGGGCGACGTCACGAATGACTGGAGGCTTGTGCGCCTCTACAACTCAGTACTCGGTAGTTGGAAAATGTGGGGAACTAAAAAGGGGGCGCGGGTCGACCACTCTGGAGAAGGCGTTAGATCGGGGTTAATGATCGTAATCGCGATTGTTCGGCAATATTTCGAACGAGCGCGTAGAATGCACACGCACCTGTTGCGGGCCGGGGGAGATAGTTCATTGAGATACTTGCTGATAACTCAACTAATGCTTCTCTCGTCCGTGGCATTCGCTGGCGATAAACTTGTCTCGTGCGAGCTCGTGGGTAAGAGCGTCGTGAGCCATTCTTCATCCGGCCTCGCTCAGGTCAGCAACTTGGGACTTATCCAAATTGAATGCCATGTCGCGGCGCGGCCGTTCCCGACCAAACCCGGTGAGGCCAGTTACCTCCTCAAAGTAGCAACTGTCGCCTACCAGATCTCCCCGGACGGCAGTAAGAAACTGGTACCTTCAGAAGTGAACCAAACGGGTGGTGGTTATGACACGGAAACGGAATCGGTTTTCTTCGACGCCCATATTCCGCTCGAGACGACAGAACGCGATGACGAGGCTCGCAGGTTTCTGGCGAAGATCGAGAAGTCGGTGGCCCCTGAGGAAATCACAGAGGAGGGGCACCAGCGGATGCTGGAGTGGGCTCGTGAGGTCGTTAACCCAGAACGAGTCGGCCATTTCCAACTGAAGTGCCGCGTCTTGGATGGTGACCGCATAATTGGCGTCGGCGTCGTCGAACTTGAAGTGTTATTCAAGGGCCGTATCTCTGACTTTGGGTTGCCTGCCTCTCCTCCGGTTTAGACCTATGCAAAAGAATCATTAACTGACGAAATCAGGCCGCTCAAAACCCCGCCTTGAGCATCTGCAGCGCCCTGGCCAACTGCTCGACTCCCCGCCGAAGTTCGCGCGCGTCCACTGCCGCAAACCCCAGCACGATCCCGTCACTTCGCGCACGGCCATAAGCATACCGGCTCAAAGGAACCACTTCGACATCGTACTTCGCCGCAGCCCCCGCCGCACGCTCGGCGAGGATTCCGCCCTGCAGCCAACCCACCGTTCGCAGCCCCGCCTCTACCGCCGGAATTTCCAGCAGTCCCCCAAGCCGCTCCCGAGCCGATTCGACCAGTAGCGACAAGCGCTCGGCGTACAACTCCCGCATGCGCCGTACATGCCGTGCAAAATGACCCTCACGGATAAAATCGCACAGAATCGCCTGATCGATCAGCGGCGGATGATGTGTGCTCACTGATTCCGCCGCGGCAAAAATGTCCACCATGTCCGCCGGTACCACCAGATAAGCAAGCCGCAGAGCAGGGAAGAGAACGTCCGTGAAACTGCCGGCGAAGATCACGACCGCAGCCCGATCCAAACCCTGCAGCGCCGGGATAGGCCGCCCGGAATAACGATATTCGCTATCGTAGTCATCTTCAAAGATGATCGTCCGCGACCGGCGTGCCCATTCGAGCAGCGACAACCTGCGGCGCAAGCTCATGGTTACGCCCAGGGGGAACTGATGCGCTGGAGTCACATAAACTAACCGTGGACGCTGCTGCGGCCACCGTCGCCGCCCAGCGTCAAGATTCAAGCCCTCGGAATCGACTGGCACTGGACAAATTTTCGCTCCCACCGCGCGGAAGACGACCGCAGCACCAGGATATCCCGGTTCCTCCATCCATACCGGATCGCCCGGGTCCAACAGCAAGTGCGCCGTCCGGTCGAGCGCCTGTTGCACACCCGAGATGATCAGTACCTGATCCGCCGTGCATTTCACGCCCCGAGAGGTATTTAGATATTCCGCCACAGCTTCGCGAAGCGGACGATATCCCAGTGCTTCCCCACCAGCGAGCAATCGAGCCGACACTCGCCGCAGACGTCGCGCTGCCACCTGAGCCCAAAGGTTCGTAGGAAAAGCATCGAGCGCAGGTTGGCTTGCGCGAAATGCCCTTGCGGGACGAGCCTCGGCTCGAGGCAAGGGCCGCAGTCGTCGTGCGTAGGCGGAAAGCGGAATGCCGCGCCTGCGGGTTCTCGCGGTTGATTTCGTGCGCGGTGCCTGCAACAACTCGTCGGGAAGAATCTCGCTGACGTAGGTTCCCGAACCCACCTTGCCTTCGACATAACCCTCGGACCTCAACTGCTCGAAAGCGGTGACAATCGTCGGACGAGAAATTCCGTATTGTTCGGCCAAATCCCGCGTGGCCGGGAGACGAGCGCCCGGGCGCAATCGTCCGGCAAGAATCTCCGAGCGCAGTTCTTCATAGAGCCAGCGATACAAGGGCATTCGCGGCTTCGGACCCTTCAGGTTCAGCGGTAGCGTGCTCGACTTCTTCGCCATGTGACACCCAAGTGAACCCTTTCCCGTTTGTCATTCCGAGCGAAGCGAGGAATCTGCAGTTCTTTCCGCGCGCAGAAAATGCAGATCCCTCGCTCCGCTCGGGATGGCAAGCGTTTCAAAGGTGGTATGTAAAGAACGTACGAAAATGGACATTCCAAGCTAACCAATAAGTCAGTATCGTAGATGCATTAGCTCATGAAAAGAGGACCCATGTCGAGCAACAACGGAAGATCCACCAGCCTGCGCCTGAAGACAGGCCTGGCCGAAATGTTAAAAGGCGGCGTCATTATGGACGTCACCAACGCCGAGCAAGCGGTGATTGCCGAGAAGGCCGGCGCCGTCGCAGTCATGGCTCTCGAGCGCGTCCCTGCGCAAATCCGCGCC